AGAGCGTCGAGCAGGTCGGAGCGCAGCTGTGCCAGGACCACGGACTCAGGTTTCACGACGGCACCTCGGTGGTTGGTGGTGCATCTGAGCCTGCCGCAAACGTGGCGATGGCGTGTGCTGCCCAGGCCGCGGCGATGATCGTGGCCTGGGAGTTCGGCGTGGTGCCGTAGCTGGATCGCCACCAGGATCGGTAGGCCTCCATCAGTTCGTAGTCGGTGGGCATGGGTGAGTGGGTGTTGGGTGTGTGGTGATGCAGAGGCGTGAGCCCTGCAGAGGGGCCAGTGATAGGCCCCTGGGCAAGGGTCAGTGGTAACGAGGGGCTGCACCCCGCATCGGCCGGCCAACGTGGCAGGTGAGCGGTGTGCAGGGCCCCGATGCGTAGCGCTGTTGGGACAGGCACGTCGGGGCCTGGTCCCATACCTCGACGCTGTACCCCTTGCGCTGGGCTCGGGCGATGTAGTCGTCGACCTCCCAGCGGGTCAGGGTGGTGGGAGCGTAGACCTGGACGGCCTGGCTGCCACGCCACTGATACGTGGTGACCGTCGGACTCCACCAGCTGACTGATGGGGCCGGTGGAAAATTGGAACCGAAGGGGCTGACGTAGTCGGTGGCGAAACGGTGCCAACCCCAGTCTGTGGTGGTTGCTGCTGTGGTGTTCATTTTCTGCGCGTTGCTGTGGTGTGTGTGCGTTGCTGCGGTTGAGGGCAGCAGGGAACCCCGAAGGGCTCCGGGCTGGCGTCAGGCACCGGTTACCGGCCCCGAAGGGCCGGAGCACCGGCGTCAGGGCCCCGGCCAAATGGTCTGGGTTGACCGGTCCGGGATGGACTCACTGGCCGGCTGTTGTGCCGGCACGGTGGGAGCAAACGTGTAGCTGTTGGGCAGTTGGGCAAACGTCAGGCACCAGATGGCCGACGTACCGGTCGCGACGGCCAGCATCAGGGCGAGGTTGTCTTTGTGCATGGGTCAGGCCAGGGCCAGAACAGGCACGCCGGCTGCGTCGAGGGCATGGCGCCCAAGGGCGAACCAGTCGATGTCAGAGGTGTCCAACAGGTCCATCAGGAGGCCGAAGTTCGGCAGGTTTGCCAGTTCGATCTGTTCGTCGACCAGGTCTCGAAACAGTTGGGCGGCGGCCCAGTCGTTATTGGCGCCGGTGTCGTCGGCCCAGGCTTCGATGTCGTCTGTGATGGTGGCGACGACGTGGTCCATGAGGTGTAACCCGATGGCCCAGGTCGCGTGGTTGCGCCACCCGTTGTAAGTGGTGTCAGTCATTTGTAGATGCAGGTGTGTTGAGGTCTGCAGTCTTGGCCGTGGTGGCCGTGCTGCCCCTTGAGCATAGCCACTGGTCAAGTTTGGGGGGCGGCTTGTGAATCAGGGGAACCAGGGTGATAACGATTCTCATTCCCATCCCCACCCCTGCGCACCCTGGCCAGCCAGGCGTACCTGTCCATGCAACAGATACGCAAAGGCCCCAGACCCTTTGGTACCACTGGGTTGTCCAATGGCCTGGACAGCCCCTGGGTGCACTTTGGACAAGCCCGGGCCAGCCCCGGAGGGGGGTAGTCCGGGTCGACGCTATAGGCGTAAGCCCCTCAAATTTTTCCACCAAAAATCTCACCCACCTCCACCCCTACGGAAACGACGTCCCCCATAATTCAATACGAGTGGATGTAGGCGAAAACAGGTTGGCCATAGGTGTATATAGGTTAGATATAGGTTAACCATGGATTTATTTTCATTAGTACTAATAACAACAATCCATAGTTAACCATAGTACTCCTTGGTTAACCATGTACTGGTATTACCTAACCTCCTAACCGCTCTCCTTCGGAGAGCTATTTATCCTTAGGTGACCATAGTTAACCATAGGGGGGGGCTTATCCCCCCCCTACTACTAGTCACGCACACATATGTACTACTGGTCCCCTGTGGCTACCATTGGCTCACCAGTCCCCCTTCACCCCCATGGGCCGCCCTAGCGACTCCGAAGCCTCTCGGGTCCTGTCGGACCTCCACACCGACTTGGCCTGGCACCTGCGGTCCAAGCTCGACGATGGGTCCATCAGCACCGCTGAGCTGAACATCCTTCGTCAGTTCCTCAAAGACAACGGCATCTCTGCCCAACCGGTGGCCGGCACCGACTTCGGAGACCTGGTGGCGTCGTTGCCGGACATGGATAAGATTGTGCAAATGCCGCGGCGCAAGGCCGCCTAAACGAGCCATGCCTGATCCCGCCGACATCCCATCTGGGTTCTACATCTCGACCCCGACCAACAACGCCATCGCCAACGCCCCTGCGATCGGCATTGGCCCCACTGGCTTCGGCACCGTGACCCAGGGGACCAGCAAGACCCAAGGCGTCACCCTGAACGCCAAGGCCGGTGTCATCACGATGCACAACGCGGCTCTGGCGTCCAACACCGCGGTCCAGTTCACCCTGACCAACAGCGCCATCTCCGGCACCGACGTCGTCTCCGTGAACCAGGGCACCGGTGGCACCGCTGGCTCGTACCAGGCCCACTGCGTCTCCGTAGGGGCCGGCACCGCCATCTTCCGCGTGGTCAACACCAGCGGCGGGTCGTTGTCGGAAGCCGTCACCCTGAACTTCGTGGTCATCGACACCACTGCCGGTTAAGCCGCCATGAGCTCTCCAATCGTCACCACCCTTGGGACCCTGACGTCGGCAGGCACCACCGACTTCCAGGCCCTGGGCATCCAGGACAACATCGTGTTCCAGGTCACGGTGTCATCGATCGGCACCAATGTCGTGATTCGCCTGGAGGGCTCTCTGGACGCCACCAACTGGTTCAACCTGGACCCCGTTGAAGCCGACACCACACTGACCGCTAACGCCACCACGGCCTACTCCGTCAGCCAGGCACCTGTGTCGTACGTCAGAGGGCGGCTGGTGAGCCTCTCAGGGGGCTCTCCGAGCGTCGTGTTCAAGGTGGCCCTCTCTACCGCGGAGTAAGACCCATGAAACGGCTCATTGGTGGCTCAGGTGGTGGCGGTGGCAGCGGCACTCCCGGTGGATCCGACACCCAGGTCCAGTTCAACGACGGTGGTGCGTTTGGTGGCGACGCTGGCCTGGTCTTCAACAAGACCACCAACAAGCTGACCGCAGGCGGCGACGTTGAGCTGAACGACGGCGGCAGCTTCACCACCACGCTGCAAACCGTGACGCCAACGGCTGCACGGACAATCAGCTTCCCCGACGCCACTGGCACCGTCGGACTAGTTGCAGGCTCTAGTGGGCAACTGGTCTACAACAGCGCTGGGGCGTACGCAGGCGTGCCTAGCAGCGTCATTGGCGCTACTGGTGACGTGACGCTGGCCCTTAACGGAGCAGCCAGCACCCCACCGTTGGACGTCACCGGCACTTGGTTCACGGGTGGTACGTCCACCACCACCAAGCCTCAGGTACTGATTGAGCCAGCAGGGACGACTTCGACTGCTTGGTCCACCAGCGGCACGGGCCTTGGGGTGAATGCGGCGAGTGGGTTTGCCGGAAACCTGCTGGATTTACAGGTTAATGGGACTAGGCAGGCAAATCTGACTCCCAGCGGAACCCTGCGGCTAGGTGGAGTCACTAGCAACTTGATCTATGGTTTTAGTAGTGGCTCTATTGCGGACACAATTGCAAATAGAAACCTAGCATTTAACGGCACAAATCTAACACTGAGAAGCACTATTCCAGTGAACTGGGCAGATGGTGATCCTGCTGCTGTTGCCGCAGACATCGGCCTTGTTCGTTCTGCTGCTGGCGTTGTCAAAGTCACTAACGGCTCAACCGGTGACGGCACAATCTCTGGTCAACTTCGCGCTGTAGGTACTGCCCCAGCCGCCACTGGCTCAACCGGCACCGCTGGCGACATCCGCTACGACGCCGACTACATCTACATCTGCACCGCTACCAACACCTGGAAGCGGGCAGCCATCGCTACTTGGTAACCATCATGGACTTCACAATCACAATCGACGACACGCTCGTCCCCGGCATCATTGCTACCGCCAATCTTGAGGGCAAAGACCCTGAGGACGTGGTTGCTGAGTACGCCGAATCCGTTTCCCGTAAGGCGTGCCAAGACCTTAAGGTCGGCCCCTACTACACCGGCCCCATCCCGCCCCAGTTCAACGCCGACGGTTCCCCCTAC